TCTCGCGCGTCAGGCCATCGGCCTTGCGCTCGCTCAAGAGACCTTCGGTGCCTCGTACTACCGCAATGCGAGTCGACCGAGCGGTGCGCTTGTCACCGACAAGGAGTTGAGCGTCGATGCGCTGCAGCGCATTCGCGAGTCGTGGGAAGCGCGCATGCGTGGCGCAACGCAGGCAGGCAGCGTTGCAGTTCTTGAAGGCGGCTTGAAGTGGCAGGCCATCAGCCTGTCGCCGCAGGATTCGCAATGGCTGCAGTCGCGTGAGTTTCAGCGCGAGGAGATCTGCAGCATCTATCGCGTGCCGCCGAGCGTCGTCGGCATCGGATCGAAGCAGTCGTACAGCAGTGCAGAGCAGGCCAATCGCGAATGGGTCAGCAACTGCTTGTCCTCGTGGGCGGCACGCCTTGAGGCAGAGGCACTTCGCAAGTTGTTCCGAGAGGACGAGGCTGCCACCTACTCGACCGACATCAGTTTCGATGCGCTTCTCCGTAGCGACATGATGACGCGCTATCAGGCCTTCAGCGTCGGTCGCCAGTTCGGCTTCCTGTCCGTCAATGAGATCCGCGCAGAGATCGGACGCAACAGCATCGGCGAGTTGGGCGATGTCTACCTGCAGCCAGTCAACATGGTTCCTGCCAGCAACGGGTTCGGAGGCGCACAGGTTGCACCACCGAACGCAATGCCCGAAGACATGCCCGACGAGACAGACAGCGGTATCGCGCAAGAGCGAGCCCAGTCGTTCAAGCCAACCGCAGGCATGATTGAGGAAGCCAAGCGTGGTCTGGCATGGCGCTCCGAGTTCAAGCGCGGAGGCACATCGGTCGGCATCGCGCGCGCACGAGACATCGTGAATGGCAAGAGCCTGCCCATCGAGACGGTGAAGCGCATGCACTCGTTCTTCGCGAGGCACGAGGTGGACAAGCAGGGCACGGGCTTCACACCAAGCGAGGACGGGTTCCCGAGCAACGGTCGCATTGCGTGGGCGTTGTGGGGCGGGGACGCGGGATTCACTTGGAGCAAGTCGATCACCGAGCGACTCAAGGCGAAGGCTGACTGAAGACCTTGCAATCACACCCGAACCCACTACCCTAGGCAGCATGGACATCGAATACCGATCCACGCGACAGATCGAACTGCGCAAGCAGGGCGAGGATGCAGCCAGCCGCCTCTCACTGGCCGGATATGCCTCAACCTTCGACACTCCGTATGAGGTCGAAGGCATGGTCGAGACCATCAGCCGCAGCGCGTTCGATGCGACGCTGCGATCCAAGCCTGATGTCTTCGCGCTGATCAGTCACGATCCGGGTCGCCCGATTGCACGCACGACCAATGGCAGTCTCACGCTGGGTGTCGATGAGCATGGTCTGCGGGTGATCATCAATCCGATCGACACGCAGGAAGGCCGCGACGCGGTGACGCTTGTGGAGACTGGCACGCTTGACTCGATGTCCTTCGGCTTCATCGTCAAGGACGACGCAATCGAACTGCGCGATGGGCGCATGCACCGCGAGATTCGCGACCTTGAACTGCACGAGGTCAGCATCGTCGCCTTCCCTGCGAACCCGACTGCACGAATCGCCACGCGATCGAAGCAGCGCGCAGAGACGCTTCTGATGCAGCAGACGGCAAAGCAGAACGCAATCACGCTGCGGCGGTTCCTCGTGGTGCCGCCGCTGGCGAATCTGAAGGGACGCACCAATGGCACTGTCTAACAACGGCAACGGGCAACTCGCACCACGCGCCATCGCAGAGATGGCGTGGCTGCGTCTCTACGATACCTTCCCGATGTCTTACATCTCGCGAGCGACTGGCCCTCGCGGCATGATCTACCCGTATGCGACGACCGCGACGACGGGCACGATTGCGACGGCGGCTGAAGCAGCGACGACCAGCACCAGCGCATTCGATCCGACCTTTGGTCTCAAGAGCAGTGATCTCGCGACCTATCGCGCTCGCATCACCGTGAGCAACGAACTGCTGGCCGACTCGGCCGTGTATCCGTTCATCGCGCAGCGTCTCGCAGGACAGATCGCAGAGACCGTCGCGGCGAAGATCGTGACGGACATCCGCACTTCGCTTGTCACCGACAGTCGCTACACCGAGGCCGATCACTTCGACATCGGCAAGATCGGCACTGGCGCAACTACTGGCATCAGCGACCACAGTGGCTTCAAGTGCTGGGCCAACTTGAGCAACACCTATCGCCAGCGTGCATGCTGGATTTTCTCACCGAGCGGCGCGGAGAACTGGGGAACGCAGGAAGGTCGCAACACGCTGTCCACGCTCGGCGTGCGTCAAGAGGACTACCTCTATCGCCGCTTGATCGGAGAGACCAACACGCCGTCTGCGGCATTGAGCAATGCGATCGGACAGTTCGGTGGCGCATACGGCGCTGGTGAGATCACCACGCCGGGTCAGGCAGGCACGCCTGACTGGGCACTCGGTGCGCCTGCTGCAGAAGAAGGCGGTGGAGGCGAGCAGGAACTGTCGTCGTCAGTGAAGTTGGAAAAGCGATCTGCTTTGAAGGCGGCATCGCCACTGAATGACATGTGGCACACCGCGTACCTCGGCTGCCCGATTCATACATCGACGGGCATGGCTGCTGTTCACAATCAGACTGGCGGTGCGTGGGCAATGCTCGTCGATCTGACGGCGTGGCTGCACTTCGATCAGCCACTGACAGTCAAACTGGACAGCGAGTCGCTAATGAGCAACAATCAGACCGTGATCCACGCGGCGTATCGCGCAGCCGGATCGTTCATGGAAGCAACTGCAGGTTGGGCACTCGTGTCGCCCGGAGCCTGATTCAACACCCCAAGGAGCATGAAGATGGACAGCACTGGCGAGACGAAGAAGATGAGCATCCGTGAGATCACCGACGAGATCGGCAAGGTCTACGAGATGATGAAGTCGATGGTCGATGGCATGTCCGAAGCCGGACAGCCCATGGCCGGAGAGAAGGAAGCGCAGTACAACTCGATGAACGCTCGACTGAGCGAACTGATCACCATGCGCGATCAGCACTACCGCTTCCTTGATGCGCAGGCTCTGGCGACCAAGACGATGGATCGTCGCGCTGACGCAGTCAGCAAGGATCGCACCGATGGCAAGCGTGGCAATGCTCTGCGCAAGTTCGTGGACAGCGACGAGTACCGCAGCGCCTTCGGTCGCTACCTGCGCGTTGGTGTGAACGATCTGCGTCCTGACGAGCAGCGCGCACTCAGCGAAGGCACGGACGCGAGCGGCGGCTATCTGCCCGCCACCGAGTTCCTGACCACGCTGATTGAGAAGCGTCTGCAGGCCAATGTGATGCGTCAGATCGCGAATGTGATCCCGCTCGGCACCTTTGAGACCGAAGTGGTCTTCGAGAACGCCTACCCCACCGCGACCTACAAGACCGAAGCATCGTCGCTCACCGAGAACTCTGGCACCTTCGATCAGTTGGTGCTGACTCCTCGCACGCTGCGCTGCTTCACCAAGGTGAGCAACGAACTGATCGCCGATGCGCCGAGCCGCGGCCCCGCGTTCAATGTCGAGTCCATCCTTGCTCGTCAGTTCGGCAAGTCGATGGGCGAGGCCGAAGAAGCCGCCTTCTGCACGGGCAACGGCACTGCGCCCAACCCGAAGGGCATCTTCTCGTTCACCGCAACTCGCGTGATCACTGCTGTTGAGACCGCAACCGCCAGCACTGTGGTGGCCAACGATCTTCTCAATGTGATCGCCGCACTGCCTCGTCAGTATCGCGATGGCGCAGCGTGGGTGATGACTGACGCGATGTTCTTCAAGATTCGCGCTCTGCTGCAGGCCACTGCGATCACGACCAGCGGCGGCGGTTCTTACGCTCCGTTCGCGTGGTCGCTCGGTGACGGTCGTCTGCAGGGCGGCGAGCCTGATCGTCTGCTCGGCTACCCGATCTACTGCTGCAACGGCGGCAACGCCTTCGCTGGTGGTGCGATCACTGGTGTCTTCGGCAACTTCGATTACTTCCACATCGGCGAGCGCGAGTCGGTGTCGGTCAAGGTCGCTCGCGAGACTTACCTTGAGAACAACCAGACTGGCTACTTCGCATTCAGCCGCCACGCTTCGGATGTGAGCGTGCTTGATGCGTTCCGCTACCTGAAGATCAAGGCCTGAGTCTGAGGCATGATGCACGGCCCCACCGCAGCGACCCTGCGGTGGGGCCTTTCACTAACAGGAGAACGGCATGAAGATCAGGATGCTTGACACCGCACTGGTGACCTACGCCAACAGTCAGAAGCAGCCCGTGCCGCAACTTGCTGGCAAGGGCGAGGTCATCGATGTGCCGAGCGAGGTCGCGGCCGATCTCATCAAGAGCAAGGTGGCCGAAGCGGTCAAGGTCGTTGAGACCGCAGTCCTCAAGCCCAAGAAGGCAACCGCATGCGACCGTACCCAAACGCTCGACTCGCGCGACTGAGCACGACCGCGCCGGAGCCAGTCACGCTGGCCGAGGCGAAGTTGCACTGCCGAGTCGATGGATCAACCGAAGACTCGCTGCTGACCACGCTGATCACCGCAGGTCGCGAGTATTGCGAGGCTCTGACGGGCTGCACGCTGATCAGCACAAGTTGGCGACTTGAGTTGAGTCGATTCCCGGAGGCAGGTGGTGACATCATCATCCCGCGCTCTGCAGTCGCTTCGATCTCGTCCATCACCTACATCGCCGACGACGCATCGACAGTGACGATGACATCCGGCACAGACTTCCGACTCGTGACTGGGCTGGCGGTCGCACGCATTCGCAAGCCAGTCGCCACCGCGACAGAGGCGTGGCCGATCACGCTTCCGATTGAGGACGCGGTGCGCGTCACATTCACCGCAGGCACGACCGTCCCGACCGCAGCGAAGCAGGCGATCCTGCTGCTGGTGGGCCACTGGTACGCCAACCGCGAAGCAGAGGTGGTCGGCTCGTCCACCAACTCACTCAATCTGACTGTGCGTGCGTTGCTTGATGCTGTGCGCGTTGGAGAGGTGATGCCGTGAGAGCCGGGCTTCTGCGCCATCGAGTCACGATCTCGACTCCGACCACGGCGCAGGATGCCTTCGGTCAGGCAATCGAGACCTACCCAGCGGGCACGACCGTGTGGGGTGAAGTGACCGAGCAGCAGATGGCAGAGGATCAAGAGCAGGACGGAACGGTGCGCCGTCGCAAGTTGAGCATCGTGATTCGGCAGCCGTTCACGCTCACCACGCGCAGCAGAATCTCCTACGGCGGCAGCGACTTCAATGTGACCGACATCATCGACCCATACGGCGATTCATCTCTGTGGAAGATCATCGCGGAGTCGATTGCCTAATGGCACGCAAAGTCAGCGTCGGCCAAGTCAATGTCCGAAGCCTTGCATCGATCACAGGTGACAAGGAGTTGGAGACGCGACTAAAGGGCATCGCGCCGCGAATGCAGGAGCGGGTGTTCAAGAAGGCAGTCAAGCCTGCCCTTGAGCGCATGATGAAGTCAGCCAAGGCGAATGTGCTGGCCTTGAGTGTGCAAGAGCCGACCAACACCGTTCGCCGATCAATCGCTTCGCGCATCATGGTGCGGGTCAAGGGACGCATGGGCAGTCGATACAAGACGATCGGCAGGCTCGCCGTGTTCTACGGGCAGTCTGCAAGGCAGCGTCCAAAGGTGTTGCGTGGAGCCAAGTTGCAGGCGACACTCGCGCACCTGCTTGAGTTCGGCTTCCGGCTCACGCATGTCTTCGGCTTCAAGGTGCGACCGCGCAAGATCGAGGCCAAGCCATTCATGCGCCCCGCCTTTGAGTCGAATCGCTCACAGGCAGAGGCGACCTTTGTCTCGGTCGTCAAGCAGCAGATCGAAGCGGAGGGCGTAGCGTGACCATGTACCCAATCGTGCGCGCTGTGGTTACTCGTCTTGCGGCCAACGCAGGCGTGAGCGGAGTGGTCGGCGCGCGCATCTACCCGGAGGCTCGCGCACAGGACGGCGCGCTGCCCTGCATCGTTGTTTCGCTGACCCAAGAGGAGACCTCGGGTGCGCTGGTTGCGAGCGCGACCACGCTGCGCAAGGCAGAGGTGGAGTTGGCGATCGTGGCTGCTACGGCCAAGCAGTGCAGCGAGATCGCAGAGGTCATCTACGCCAGCCTGCATGGGGCAGCCGGGTGGACTTACAGCACGGCTGGTGCTGGTGCGACTTCCATTCGCGTTCTGCACTCTCTACACTCCAAGAGTCTGACGAACTACCAACCGCCGAGCGCAGGAGAGGCAACTGGAGCCTACCTGCACTCAAGCATCTACTCGATCTTGTACCAAGAGGACAACTGACATGGCAGCAATCAGCACTATCGGAACGATCTTCGGCGGCAGTGATGCGGCCACGATCAAGGGAGCCGTCACGAGCGTCAGCCTCGGCGGCATCAGCACCGCCGAGATTGATGTGACGGGCATTGGCGATACCTCAAAGAGTTATGTGATGGGCACGCTGGATGGCGGCACGATCGAAGTCGGTGTGAATGTTGACACTGGCGCGGCCGCACTCACGCTGCCGACCGCTGGTGACTCAACGCCCTATGCGTACACGCTGACCTTCGGAACGCCTGCGGTCGGCAATGCCTGCCCGCGATTCACCTTCAGCGCGTACATCCAGAATGTCTCTGTCGAAGCCGCTTTGGATGCGCAGGTCACGGCGACCTACACGCTCCGAGTCAGTGGTTCGATCACCGTCGCATCCGTCACCTCGTAATAGGAACACACCATGGCAGCAATCAGCACAACCGGAACAGCATTCACAACTGGCTCGGGCTCGGTCAGTGGCATCATCACCGCGATCAATCTCGGCGGCATCAGCACGGCCGAGATCGATGTCACGCAGTTGTCCGACACCTCCAAGAACTACATCATGGGCACACGCGATGGCGGCACGGTCGAGGTCACCGTCATGGTCGACACCGCGGCTCTGCCTGATCTCCCCACCGCAGGCAGCGCCAGCCCGAGTTCTTTCGTGCTGCGCTTCGGCGCATCTGGTGGTGGTGGCCCGACCTTCACCTTCAGCGCGTATGTGCAGGCGGTCTCAACCGAGGCCGCGCTGGACGGCGCAGTCACGGCCACCTACACGCTGCGCATCAGCGGCGCGATCTCGGTCGCCTAACACAAGTCCCCCGGACGGGCGGCGGTATGGCTTCGGCCTGCCGCCGCCTTTTCATTGGTAGCATCCAGCGGACTGGATCGTTCACCTCAACCAAAGGAACCACATGTCTCTCAAGTCGAACCTGCTTGCACTGCGTGGCTCGCTCAAGATCGAGCGCGTCAATGTCGCCGACCTGTCTGAACCCGTGTACATCCGCAGCCTGACTGGGCGCGAGCGCGACGCATTTGAGTCTGCCTGCTTCCAGCAGCGCGGCAAGACGCGCGTGCTCAACACCGAGAACATTCGCGCGAAGTTGCTGTGCCGCGCACTGTGCGACGAGAAGGGCGCTCGACTGTTCGCAGACACCGAGGTTGATGCCGTGGGCGATCTGCCCGCATCGGTGCTGGACGAACTGTTCACCATCGCGCAGCGTCTGTCCGGCCTGTCGTCGAACGATGTCGAGGAACTCGCGGGAAACTCCGAGGGGGCGGCGCAAGACGCTTCTACTTCCGACTCGCGCTAGCCCTCGGATGCACGGTCGGCGAACTGCTCGACCGCATCGACTCTGCTGAACTCACCGAGTGGATCGCGTTCGACTCTGTCGAGCCGATCGGTGCATGGCGTTCGGACTATCAGACGGGGCTGATGTGTGCGCTGCAGGCGAACATGAATCGCCGACCGGGCAAGAAGCCATTTGAGCCGAAGGACTTCATGCCGTTCATGCCCAAGCCCGAGCAGGACATCGGTGAGGCGCAAGAGGCGTTCCTTGCATTCGCGCAAGCCTTCAACGCCAAAGCCAAGCCGCAATGACTGTCGCGCTATGAAACGCGAACCCACGCACCTATCCTGACCACATGGCGACAGTAGGCAATCTATTCGTCAACATCGGTGCCTCGACGCAAGGTCTGGAGAAGGGCACGCAGAAGGCGCGATCACTGGTGAAGTCGCTGAAGAGCGACATCAGCGGTTCGCTGTCCAACATCCCCGGCCTCGGCGGCATCCTCGGCCCGATCGAAAAGGTCTTCCAAGCCATACAGGGTGTTGCAGGCAAGTCGAAGACCGCAACGGCCAGCGCAAAGGATGCGGTAGCCGCAATCGAGAGGGAGGCAGCCAAAGGCGTCGAGCGCGTTGCCTCATTGCAGACAAAACTGACTGCAGCCACAGCCCAAGCGACGAAGGCACAAGGCGATCTCAATGCAGGCGCGAAGTACAGCAAGATGCTGTTTCAACAGCGCGACATTGAAGGCACGCTTTCACGAATCAAAGATCGGGTCGCAGCAGCGACAGCCGAATACAAGAAGGCGCAAGAGCAGGTAGTGAAGTCGGCCAGCAGCGTCGCCGTCGATGGCGCGAATCAACGCCAATACGCTGCACTTGAAAGGCTGACTGCTTTGGCTCGCGAGCGCGTCCGAGTCGAGAAAGAGTTGAGTGCGGTCGCGGCAAAGACTGGCCGAACCAAGTCTGTGCTTGAGAGTCGCGGAGTCACGATTGGGCGTGATGGTGGTGTTGATCGCGCTGCATTGCAGAAGGCGGCTGACACCAGCCAAGGCGTGGTCAGTGGGCTGCAGACCAAACTTGGTGAAGCCAAAGGCGTGGTCGCTGGACTGCAAAGCAAACTTGATGGCGCGAAGTCCGCAGTCAAGGAAGTCGGTCGACTCGCAATCACTAGCGGCGCAGGAGTCGCGTTCCTAGCAGGAGGCATGGTCGCAGCCACGGCAAGTGCGATTGGATTGACCATCGCGATGGCGAAGCAAGCGAGCGAACTGAATGATCAAGCGATCGCGCTCGGCATCAGTTCGTCTGCGCTGACTGGTCTGCGCGACTCGATGGCCATGATCGGCGTGCCAGCAGGTACCGCAGAGAGCGCGATGCAGAAACTGCAGATCGAGTTGGAGAACGCACTTGAAGGCAGCGAGGATGCTGCCGCCAAGTTCAAGCGGCTCGGCATTGACATCAACTCACTGCAAGGCAAGGACGCAGCACAGGGACTTGAGGTCGTGCTGGGCAAGGTGCGTCAGTTGGGTACTCAAGGAGCCAAGGTCAAGTCGCTGCGCGACCTGTTCGGTCGTGGCGGCATTGGTATGGCCGCGGCCGTCAATGCCACTGCAACTGAACTAGCAGAGGCCAACACGATTGCCGCGTCTTTGAAGTTGCCCGACAGCATGATCTCTGGACTGGATCAGACATCAGATCGAGTCGATGCGATGTACCGCGCCTTCGACAACCTGAAGATGATGTTCGCGAGCGCGTTCGGGCCAGCGGTGCAGGGCATGGCTGACTCGTTGCGCGAGATGATGAGCACCGACTTCAATGGGATGCTCGGCGGGATGCAAGCAATCGCCGTAGCAGTGGCTTTCATCTATGACATCATCGCACTCATCTTGAATGCACTGCGAGTTGTGTGGAACATCATCCAAGCCCTCGGTGGTGTGATTGTCACGATCTTGGTTGGAGCGTTCACAGCAGTTCTCGGTGTTATGCAAGCAATCGTCTACGCGATGGAGTGGCTGATTGGTGCTGGGCATGACATCAGCGGACAGATTGGAAAGATTGTCTCCGGCTCGGTGGACACACTCAAGGAGGCGGCGAAGGGTGCAGGTGGAGATGTGATGGAGGCATTGGGCGCAGGCATCGATGCCTTCATGCCAGATGCGACGATTGCCGTGGCCGAGGGAATAGCAAAGGGGTACACGAATGCAAAGGCAACGGTCGACAGCAACCCGATCATCCCGAAGGTTGAGAACAAGGAAGCGACCAAGCGTCTTGAAGACCTCGGCAAGATGATGGACGACCTGCGCCTTGAGGCATCGCAGTTGGGCATGACCGACGACCAGAAGAAGTTGGGCGAGATGCAGCGACTCGGTGCGAGCCCCGCGCAACTCGCAGAGGCGCAGGCACTGCAAGAGAAGATCGCGCTCTTCAACGAGCAGCAGAAGATCGCGGAGGATGTGAAGGGCATCATGGACGACCTGCAGCAGCAGGCAGACACCGCGCTGATGACCGAGAAGGAGAAGTTGGTCTACAAGTTGAAGCAGGCGGGTGCAGATCAGAAGGCGATCAACGATGCGCTGTTGCTGAACGCGGCCATCGAGGAGCGCACGCAACTCGCGGAAGGTCAGAAGGCGTGGGGCGACTTCATGAAGGGCTTGGACAAGTCGCTGCTCGATGCGACGACCAGTCGCGAGCAGCAGATCAGGCGACTGGCAGAGGCTGCTGGTCTGCTTGGCAAAGACCTTGACGATGCGGTGACGAAGGCGATGGAGATGGAGAGCGCGATCGCAGCAGCCGAGAAGGCCAAGAAGGATCAAGAGGACATCGCAAGCACCTTGTCGAACCTGCAGGACGAAGTGCGCAAGTCACAGATCGGCGATGTGGCATTCGAGCGAGAGAAGTTGGCCGAGAAGGGCGCGACCGACGCGCAGTTGCAGCAGTTCGATCAGTTGCAGGCGCAACTCGCACTGACGAACGCAAAGCCCGACGAGGCGCAGTCGATGGTGCAGTCATTCGACACGGCCTTCGGGCAGTTCAAGTTCGCTGGCGATCAAGGCGATCAGATGCTGTCGGAGTCCGTTGCGCAGACCGACCTGCTGACTCGCATCGCGACCGCGACCGAATCGGCGGCCGTTGCACGCCAAGGCGCAGCAGGAGCCACAAGCGCGATGGCGACGGACGGTAGCATGCAGCCCGTCATGGTCGAAGCGAACCGCTACCTCGCGCAGATCGCACAGAACACCGCAGCCTTCGCAGGAGTGCTGAACTGATGGCGTACTACTTGACCAACGAGAGTTACAAGTATTCGGAGATTGATCCGTCTGGCTCGATGACCTTCATCGTGACTGGCGAGTCATCCGCAGAGGATGCGGCCGCTGCACCGGGATATACACCGGGCAGCACAGGAACCATCAAGACCGATCCGTTCTCTGGCATCAACATGATCTGCCAGTCCGTAAGCGTGCAGGCGATCCAAGACAGCGTGGGTGCATACACCGTCACGGTCGAGTGGGGAGCCCAGCAGAGTTTGTTCACCTTTGTCAATGTGCAGAGTGATGTCGGCGGCACATTTGTCGATGTGTGGCGCAACGCAACTGTGCCAGCGGGTGGAACGCCAAGCGGCAGCGACATCGCTGGAACAAAGTTGGACAGCGCAGGCGAACCTGTCTCGCAGTTCATCTGGCAGACAACGGTGCAGATCATTCGCAGGTACGACGCAACTACACCTGTGCCGTGGTCGAACATCTGGTCGAACCTTGGCAAGCGGAACAGCACAACGCTTGAGGGCGCAGCAGTCGGTCAGTTGCTCTTCAAGGGAGTCAAGGTCAGCAACATAGGCAAGTGCGCTTGGGAGGTGCAGTTCGACTTTGTTGGCGATCAGTTCTACCACCTGCGCCAAGTGCCGACGCGCGAGTCTGATGGGCGCGTGCAGTTGGACGCGAATCAGGCACGCGAAGTCAAGTGGTTTCAGCCGTTCCTCGATACGGCCAACTTCTACACCATGCTCGGCTCGTACACCGTCTGCGCTGACTGACCATGCCAATCAAGCCAGAGATCACCAAGGGCATCGGCGCACTCAACCCGGATGCGTGGCGACAGATCGTTGCCGCGGCGCAGTTCGTGAGCGAGTTCGGCCAGCAGTTGAAGGTCATCGCAGCAAACGGAGCCAGCGGCGGCGCAGGTGGCATCTTCCTCGCGAAGATCGACAGCGCATCGGCGTTGCAGGGATCGGGCACTGGTGAATACCTATGGAAGTATTCGTGGACGAAGGTCGTGTTGCAGGGCAGCCAATCAACTGTCACAACGGCCACGCCGGGACAAGGCACGCTGAGTGGGTCGCTGACCAACGGTTCGACCGCAAGCCCATCGACATGGGCGATCAACATGCACGAGATCGGCAACACATCTGCGCTGCGCAACGGCTATGCGCATGCGAGCGACAGCATCAGCGGCAGTGAAGGCTACCGCATCGTGCGAGTGCCGAATACAACCGTCGTCCCAATGACCACGCTGCGCCTTGACACGGGCCGCATGCAGTACGCATTCTGGTATCCCAACCCGGTCGGCGGCTCATGTGCTGCTGGCTTCACGGGATTCGTCAACGCGATCGACGGCGGCGCATACGGAGTCTGACACATGGCCGACATCATCCAACTCAAGCGAAGTGCAGCATCGGGCTTGTACCCAACGAGCGGCGAGGTCACGGACGGTGAACTCGCACTCAACACATTCGATGGCCTGCTGTTCGCCTATCGCGATTCGATTGGTGATGTGACTGCGGTCAATGGTCGACAGGTCACCAATGTCAGCACAGATGTGACGCTCACGCCAGACCTGCACGATGCGTGTCTCGTGTTCACGACCAACGGATCGCGCAGCGTCTACCTGCCTACGGACGCTGCGCAGCCGATTCGCATCGGCAGCACAGTGCAGATCATGCGAGGCGTCGGCGATGTCGAAGTGTGGCCGATGAGCGGCGTGACCCTGCGCGCGGCAAACGGTACTGCGCTCAAGAGTCAGTATTCGGTCGCCTATGTGACCAAGGTCAACAGCAACGAGTGGGTGCTGCACGGTGACACATCTGCAGGCGACTGGACGCTCGCGTTCGACTTCACGACCAACGCGCTCGACGCACGCTTGACGCTGACGCGAGCGACGGTGGGCACATACATCGACTCTCTTGGATTCGTCGCGTCTGCCGCAGCAGGCGTGGCGCGGTTCACTCACGATCCCGTGACGCTGGAGCGACTTGGGCTTCTGTGCGAGCATCAGACGACCAATCGCCTGAACTTCAGCGAGACCTTCGCAGCAGCAGGTGGATCGCAGAACAACTGGACGACGACGAACCTCACGCGCACCAGCACTAACAACTTGAGCCCGCGCAATGATGCGACCGCGTTGCGGCTCACGGCGACGGCAGCGAACGCGACCATCATTGCATCGGCTGCGATTGGATCATCTGCCCAGCGCACTTTGAGCGTCTGGCTGCGCCGCGTGACTGGCACTGGTGCGATCCAGTACACCACCAACAACGGCTCTACCTACACCACGCAAGCGATCACGAGCACATGGACGCGCTACACCTTTGCCGCAACGACCGCCGCGCAGCAAGTCGGCTTCCGCGTTGTGGCATCAGGCGATGCGATCGAGGTATGGGGTGCGCAGTTGGAGGACGGTGATGGCTCGTCCAGTTACATCGTCACAACGACCGCGACCGCAACTCGCAATGCTGACCAGTTGACCATGAGCGACATCAGTGCGCTCGGGTACAGCACGACCGCTGGCACGCTCTTCTACAGCGGACGCTTCACGCAGAGCAACTCTGCTTCATACCCGGTGCGCATCGGATTCATGACCGCGGCAGACCAGCCCACATGGGAGGTGTTCACGAATGCGTCTCGCCTGTTCGCAGCGGCAAGAGGCACGGGCGCAGCACCGGAAGCCAATCGCACCTTCACAGCCAACACCGCGAGTCGGTTCGCTGCGTCGTTCGATGCAAGCCTCTCGACGGCCGAGGTGAAGGTCGACCTCAATGGGTCTGCAACATCGGCCGGGCCGACATCGTTGAGCGCGACATTTACTCCCACGCGCTTCGTGATCGGACGACCGGGCTATGAACAGTACTTCGCCGCAGGCCCAATCGCCAAAGTGAAGTACTGGCCCGTGATCAAGACCGCGACGCAACTCGGCTACCTGACGACATGACCGTCCATCGGCACTGCTGCTGCAGCACGAACCCATGCGTGCTTGCCGACCTGCCGTGGAAGTGCGAGGACGCGGCGCATTGCTACGGTGAACGCATCAAGCCGTTCCAAGAAGGCAGCACGATCGACCTTGTGCTCGACATCGAGACCGCAGCGGGAACTATTCCAATCACGGGTGGCGGCACGGTCTCGCGTGAGATCACCATTCACATCGAAGGCCAGTTTGAGTTGGTGAGCGGACGCACGGGCTGCACATGGCAGTCCACGGGTGCGACGGCGACGCTGCCGACTGGCGTATCGGGCGGGTCGATGACCATGCAGCAGTTGGACGCATGCGTGGAGATTGAGTTCGGCTCGATGTATCTGGCCTTCACCAAGATCACGATTCGTCCAACCGAGTTGGGTGCGGTCGATGATGCGATCTACTACATGCCCACGCTGTATCAGAATGTGCAGGCATGCGACGCTACGACTCCCGGCCTTCGATTCATCGCAGTCGGCAACGATCTCGACTCGATCGTGCCAGCGTCTGTCTCGCACAAGTACTTCTGGCAACTCGGAGGCACGATTGATGGCACGGGCGTGAGCGAGACGCTGCTTGGATCGGCGACGATCGCGACCGAGTTCGGCCCGATCGTTCCAATCGAGGACTACTCGTGGCTCGGTCTGACCGGATCGGCCGCAACGCCAGTCGATGACATCGTGCGATCATTGTCGCTTCGCTACACGAACTGGTGCGGAGCCAGACGATACTACGCATCCGTATTCGGCGACATCGAAAGGCTTGATCCGAACACCGAGTGGTTCGAGAACAGTTGCGAAGGACTGTATGGCCCGTGTCCCGCATACACGGTGATCCCAACGGAGCCTGACTACTTGCTTGGGTTCGACGCTACATGCTGCCAGTTTGGGTGTGGCGCAATCTACGATGGGTGGGATGGCATGGTCGGTGCAAGCGCGATCAGTCGAAGTCAGGCATACGCAGCGAACGGGTACACGGTCAATCAGACATGGAAATGGATGTATCTGTTTATCCCATTCAATGAAGGAGCATCGCCCGGGATGGAATATCAGTACACCAACTTCACGAGTGCTGTTCGCTACCAGCCGGGGCAATCGCCATTGATCCTTACCGTTCCAATGGCCGATGTCGCTGCATCAGTCACGCTCACTAGCATCTGCAACAACTGCCCAGACCCGTGCAACACCGAGGGCGGGTGTGAGGTCACGCAGTCGTATACGACCGACAGTTCGGTGAGTTGGGTCGCGTTTGCATCTCCAGCCCAATCGTGAAACGCGCAGCGCAATATCTGAAGGCAGAGGTGTCGCGAATCGTCCACGGGCCAGTCGCTGGCGATGCACTGACCGCGCGTCTCGATGCGTGCAAAGCGTGCCCGAAGCGCAAGGATTCGATCGCAGGCGAAACCGATCCCGGTGGGATAGGGTTTTGCGATGCGTGCGGATGCGGCGGTCGCAAGCGTGCCGCGCTCTCAATCAAGGCCACGATGCCCGCTGCGACATGCCCGCAAGGCAAGTGGGCACAACCAGCACCACAGGCGCAGCAGCCGCCCGCAGAGCCACCACGATCGACCGCTGCGCCCATGCCCATCTCAGAGCAGGTCAAGTTGCTGCTGCGTCCGCGTGACACATGAAGGCATGACAGGTAGGCTGCGGGCATGACCGAAGCGGCAGCATCCGTGTCTCGCACCGTCGCATCGTGGGTACAGGTTGCGGTCTTCGCACTTGGCCTTGGCGGCTTGGCTGTATCGATTGGTCGCAAGGACGCGACCATCGATCAGCACAGCGGGCAACTGACTGAACTGAAGTCCATCACGAGTGACCTCGTGCGTGCGCAGTTGAGTCTGAGCGGCAACGATCAAGTCACGGCCCAACGCCTTCAGGAACTGGAGCGTCGCCTTGCCACGCTTGAAGCCAAGCGATAAGAAGAAGCCGCTTCCGTTTCGCGTCGAGCAGAAGACGCGCAACATCCACATAGTCGAGATGCAAGCCGATGCGCGGGCGGGATGGGAGCAATGGTTCCTGCTCCGATCGGACGCGCACCATGACAACCCGCACAGCGACCACGATCTTGAGCGCAAGCACCTTCGCGAGTGCGAGCAACGCAACGCAGGATGGATCGACTTCGGTGACCTCTTCTGTGCGATGGCCGGCAAGGCTGATCCACGCCGCGCCAAGCACGGTGTGACGCGCGACGAGCATGCAATCGCAAACGACTACTTTGATTCACTCGTGCGCCATGCGACCAACTTCTATGAGCCCTTCGCGCATCGTTGTGTCTTGATCGCTCGCGGCAATCACGAGACGGGCGTACTCAAGAACCAAGAGACCGACCTCACCGAGCGATTGACCGAACGGTTGAGCGAACGCATCGGCGCGCCCGTGCTGTCTGGTGGCTACGGTGGCTTCATCCAGTTCAAGACAAAGGTCGCCAACACCGTCAACACTCTCACGATGGCATACTTCCATGGCAGCGGCGGTGGAGGCATGATGACCTTTGACACGCTGCGAGTGCGAAGGCAAGCATCGTTCCAACCCGACGCGGATGTGCTTGTGTGCGGCCATGTGCATGAGCGATGGTGGCTGCAGACCGCACGCTATCGCTTGCGAACCAACAACGGCAACTACCGCGTGACCGTTGAGCCGCAGCACCATGTTCGCACTGGCACTTACAAGCAAGAGCACGGCGATGGCTTCGGAGGGTGGGCGACCGAGAAGGGCATGCCACCGAAGCCCATTGGTGCGATCTGGATGCGCCTCTACATGAGGCACCTTGAGAAGGTGAACGGCAACTCCATCTGGAGACTTGAATGCGAGTTCCACGAGGCATCGTGAGCATCCGCATCCGCGTGCGCGATCGCGTCTACACGATCCGCTTCATGCCCGCTCGAGCAATGAACAAGGACTGGGGAAGGTGCTACTTCCCTCCGGGCCGCCATCCACTCATCGAGGTGCGGCGAACCCTGACTGGTCGCAACATGATCGACACCATCGCCCACGAGGTGCTGCATGCGTGTCAGCCCGACATGAGTGAGCAAGGCGTTGAGGAAACCGCTGGCGCAATCGCTCGCGCGCTGTACGCTGCTGGCTGTCGCATGACTCGCAACCTCAACACAAAGGAGAAGCCATGATGCTTGCAACGATGGAGAGTCTGATTGGGTCGGTGTGGTTCGGTCTGGGAGCCCTGCTCGCTGGATACATCGCGGGACACATCGTGCCCGTGAGTCGCGTCGCCGAGTGGCTCGGACGCAAGTGATCACTGGTCGCCCACTCGCTTGCGTTGCAGCCCTCGCCATTACGGTGGCGAGCGGCTGCAGCGCGTCGCATCGCATCGCGCAGAAGGCAAGCAGCATTCGTGAGAGTGCGGACGCGATCATCGATGCGGCCGATCGAATGGATGCAGCCTCGCCTGATGTCCAACTAGTGCGAGCAGAGGCCGAGCAGATTCGACATCAGGTGACGGACATACATGCAACCCTGCCGGGCGTGCGTGATGTCGTCCCGGCATGGATCACGATGTTGACTTGGTTGGCCGTGGCCGCTGCGGGCGCGTGCCTTGTGTGGCTGCTGACCACGAGCGGTGTCCTCTCTGCCATTCGTGTTGCATTGGGCTGGCTCCCGCGACGAACACAACGCGCGGCTGCCCTGCTGCGTGATGCCGTGGACGAATCGAAGCCCGAAACGGTGCGCGAAGCCATCGCGGCAATGCGGGCGCAAGACGCGGAGTTCGATGCCGCCTACAAGCGCACCAAAACACGGGCAGACAACCCTATTGCGTGAACCATGGTTTCCTGCGACAATGATCGTGTTCGATCTTTGACATCCCGGCTGGATCACAAGTGCAACGCCGCCCGGCGCTCCGAACAAGCGCAACCGGGACAGGCGAGTAGCCCCGCACAGTACGGACGAGCGTGAAGCGACGACTCCGAACGGCGAGGTGAGGCAGGACTGACGGCAAGCCTCGTACGCGAGTCGAGCCGACCACCTTCCCCCTCTGACGCAACGAGCACCCAGCCGGACAAGCAGACGCGAGCGACGACGCGCAGGACAGGCGATAGCGAACAGCAACGACCCGCCCCTGCAACACGAAGCGAAGCGACGAACAGAGTCCCAAGCAGCAGTACCGCCAGCGCGATCGAGGTGAGAGCCGATCGGTTGGGAGCGGGCAGTGACCTGCACGGGACAGATCGAACATCAATAGCGCGAAGAACAACCACGCCAGCCGTCGAGTCAGACGGCTGGCTGGTTCTTGTTCGCGGAACAAGATGCACACCACCAACGCGGCAACCGCCGCAAGGACACTCACATGAAGAAGACGCACAACCTCGCTCGCCGTTTCAACATCGTCAACGCCGCAACCAGCAACTCGCTGCTCGACCTCGTGAAGCGATACGAGGAAGCAGCGGAAGCCCAACAGGTTCTATCGACGATCGCGGAGCAGATCGATGCCGTGGACGATCAACTCACCGATCTCAAGTTCATCGTCAATCGCACTGCCAAGGTCGTTGCGAGCATCAAGAGGCTTGAGACGAAGCTGGCTGCTCTGGAGAGGAAGTATGACGCAGCCGAGAGCGACTGCGAGATGTGCTCCAAGTCGGTCGAGTACTACCTCAACCACATGAGGGATCAGATGAATCGACACATCGACAACCTTGAGTGGCGGTTCAACGACTGCAAGTGAAGTGACAAGCCACGCATGCCGTCGCAGGACGGCGTGCTGGCCTGCAACTTCGCAGGACTCACTACACCCCAACGCGGCAACAGCCGCAAGGAGTCACTCATGTCCGCTCTCTACGCCACCATCAACGACTGCGCCGCCAAGAACAAGCCCACGGGTCGTGGGCATCGCAGCATCGCAGCGACTGTCAAGGACTGGAACTTCAAGATCGAGGCGAGGCTCGACGCAGCACCGAAGGGTGCAGAGGTCGACACTTGGGCGACCATCATCCTGACTGATCTGCGCAGCGGCGAGTCGATTGAGATCGCGTCTGACGAACTGCCACGCCTCTTCAAGGACGCCAAGGCTGCGCAGGAGGAGCACGAGCGCAACATGGCTTGCGCAGACAACTACGAGCCGCGCGTCGAAGCACCGTATCGCGAATGGTGAACTGACGGCACAAGCCACGCACGCTCGCACCCGCGAGCGTGCTGGCCTGCATCGTCGCAGGACTCACTACATCAACGCGGCACAGCCGCAGAATGGATACGCCATGAGCCTGAACTGGAACCTGAGCAAGATCGCCAACACCGAGACCACCTGCTGGCGCAAGGACTCGTCTGGTGAAGAAGTGATGCGAGGCCTCACGCACACTCTCATCTTCGCAACGATGGCAGTCGACCTCGGAGAGATCAGCGCGAAGAATGTGGACGAGTGGCTCGTGCGACTGCAGTGCATCGGGCGCGTCTACGCCGATGAAGGTTGGTCATCAATCACGCGCCAGAACCTCACGGATCACATCGGCCTCAACACCAATGTGTCTAACAAGACGCGCAAGCAGTTCCTTGCCAAGATGGGCAAGGCACTTGAGCGCGAGTGTGTGAGCGAGGTCAAGCGCATCGCCACCGTCTCGGAGTGACGACACAAGCCACGCACGCCGTCATGGGACGGCGTGCTGGCCTGCATCGTTGCAGGATCATCACTCATCTCACTTCATCATCCAATGCCGCCCAGCGGCAGGAGATCACTATGGGTTTCATCAAGACCGCGTACCGTGGCATGCAGACTCGCTTCGCAGCATTCATGTGGGCACATGCAGACGAGGACTTCGTGCAGCGTTGCATCACCGAATGCGTTGAACTCATCAGCATCGACGACATGGCGCGAGAGGCCAGCGAGCGCATCATCGATGCGGTTGACCTTGAAGGCATCACGCGAGAGGTGGAGCAGTCACTCATCGAGAACACCGATGTGGACACGGACGACATCGTTGAGAAGATTGTCTACAACCTCAGCACCGATGACATCGAGCGCATGGTCACGGATGAGTTGGTAGAGAACATCAGCGTGAGTCAATGCACGGACGAGATCGTCGAGACGGTCGGCGACGAGATCAAGGATGACTGCATCGAGCAGATCATGGAGCAGATCGAGGAGCAGCGCGAAGGATGGGCAGAGGTGCTTGCGCAGCGTCTGGTCAAGAATGATGAGTTCCTGACTGCGATCGCAATCGCATTGGTGCGCAACAGCACGGAGGCGACTAATGCGAAGGCATAAGTGCTGCGCACCATCGATCGCGTTGCGACCGAACTGGTGGCGCGCGCACTTGCAGCCTGTTCGCAGTAGCGAGCAGGTCGCAGCCATGCTCGGGATCAGTGTCAACGCGGTTCGGTCTCACGAATCCACAGCCCTTCGCAAGTTGCGATCGGCACTCAAGAAACTCAACACGACAAGGAGACTCGCATGATGGGTAGCAAGCACTTTGAGCATCTGATGCACTGCCTTCGCAGCAAGGCGGCGAAGGACATGAAGGCGAACGAGGAGTACGCGGTGGTCGCGTTGCGTCGGCTTCGACTCGGCAAGGACTGCGAGCGCATTCTGCAGTCGTTGGTGCGAGGAGCGACGAGCCCCACCGAGATCGCACGCGACCTCGGATGGGATCCACCGCTGGTCGTCCTTGAGCCACTCGATATCGCTGCGAAGCGATGGCTCGACAAGCGGTCGGCTGAACTTGCGGGCGAGTGACGAAGCAAGCCACGCACGCCGTCATGGGACGGCGTGCTGGCCTGTCGCGTTGACGGGAACTCACTTCATCAAACGCCGCACAGCGGCAGCAAGGAGCGACCCATGGTCGCAATCGGAAACTCATCGTTGGTTCTTCACGCAGGAGCGCATCAGGTCGAGAGGCAGCAGGTGTGCGATGTCATCACGCCCGAGGCGACTGACACTCACTTCCCGATCGCACACATCGCTGTGCTGCGCATGGTCGAGCAGACCGTCGCAGACCTCGGTTGGACGATCACGGAGTATGCGCATGCACTGCTCGGTGACGGCCTGCGCTACTTCGGTCTGCTTGCGATCAAGCGACCGTATGGTTCGAGCGACGAGTCGTGCCTTGAGACCGACGGCACCTATCAGTGGGTGCTGGGCATTCGCAACGCACACGACAAGTCATTCGCAGCCGAGGCGATCCTTGGGTCGCGCGTGTTCGTGTGCGACAACCTTGCCTTCAGCGGTACGGGCAAGTCCGTGTTTCGATTCGCACGCAAGCACACACGGTTCATCGAGCGCGACATGCCCGGACTCGTCTCGGGCGCGTTCGGCAACATGGTGCAGGGCATGCGGGCAGAGGCGAATCGCATCGCGTCCTACAAGCAGTTCGCGATCGAGAGCGAGGATCAGGTGCATGACTTCATGATCCGAGCGATGGATCGCCGTGCAATCACACCGCAGGCATTGCCTCATGTGCTGCGCGAGTGGCGACGCGAGGACGGCCCGGGCGGACTGGCTGTGCGATGCCGCGACGAAGACCCTGCCTTCGGTGCGCGCACTGCGTGGCGACTGCTGAACGCCTTCACCGAGGTCGAGAAGCAGAAGCCTTCGCCGATGGCAAGCCCGAAGCGCACGAGTCGCCTCATCGGTCTGTTGGATGGGTTCGTGGGCAACGCTGAAGAGGCCAGCGTGCTCGATGTCGGTGGCGTTGACGATTGAGTGTGATTGAGAGTGGGGAGGCGGTCGCCGACACGACCGCCTCCCCGGCGTGCAAAGACGCGACGCTGACAGCGTACCAAACCAGAAAGGCAAGGCAATGAAGACAGAGAACGCAGAGCGACGACCGCTCAAGGTGGTGTTGGAACTTCGTGAGAACGGCGACCCATACGGTCGTGGGTATGTGGCATCGGAGTCACGAGACGGTGGACTCACATGGGTCTACCGAGGCGATGTTGGATCAGCATCGCGTGAGTGGTGGAGACGCGAAGCGCGGCGCATTGGCGCGCAGTTGCGAGAAGTGCGAGGCGGTCGATGAGTCAAGTGCCCAATCTGATTCCGACACGATTGGTCGCGGACATCCTCGGAGTGTCACTAGGCCGAGTTCAGCAACTCGCAGCAGCGAGGGGTATCCCTCCCGTGTTGCTGGGCGGTCGGCGATTCTGGACGCAGGAACAAGTGTCACAACTGCGTCCCGGCAAGAACGGTAGACCACGCAAGGGCAGCAAGCCCGGAAAGGACGGCGACAAGTGATCACAGACAAGCAACGCGACGACAGAGCCAAAGGCATCGGCAGCAGTGAGGCTGCGACCATCATGGGATGCAATCGATGGCAGACACCGTATGACCTGTGGCTGATCAAGACTGGCCGAGCGCAATCGCCAGTCACCAACAACGCGATGCGCCTTGGGCAAGTGCTGGAGCCGACGCTTCTGCAACTCGCAGGAGAGCGACTTGGCACGCGCATCGTCCGACCGAGTACGACCTTCGTCGGGCATCGGCCACACTTCCGTGCCAACATCGATGGCATGGTTGGTGAGGCGCGGCGAGGCAGCGACATCGTTGAGATCAAGACGACGGGCGTGGCCGACGAGTGGGGCACGGAAGGCACCGATCAAGTGCCGATGGCCGTGCGCGTGCAGGTCTCGTATCAGATGGCCTGCAGCAGTTCGCACTTGGCGCATGTCGGGTGTCTCGTCGGGTCATGGGGCCTGCACTTCAAGTTGTATCGCGTCGAGTTCGACTCGGGCTTCACCGAGTACCTACTCGATCGAATCGACGCATGGTGGGGCAGGCACATCGTTGAAGATGTCCCGCCTGCAGAGTCCGCATCGATCGACCTGCTCAAGACCATGGAGCGCATCGACGACGAGAAGGACATGAGCGATCACCTTGATCTGTTCACGGCAGAGGAGACGCTCAAGCGCGAACTGGACATCGCTGAACGCAAGTACGAGGCAGCGAAGTCTGAGTTGTTGAAGCACCTCGGCAGTCATCGTCGAGGTCGCACTGGGCCGTACTCAATCGCAGTCACCGATGTGGCGACTGATCGATTCGATCGCAAGTCATTCGAGGCCGAGCATCCTGAACTCGCCTCACGCTTCGTTGTGCCGTCCGGGTACAAGCGCATCGACATCAGGAAGAAGAAGGATTGACCATGACACGCACCAAGGACAAGATCGTGGACGCAATGAATGCGCCGAACCAGCACGCCATCGACCTCAAGGAAGAGATCGACAGTCAGACACGCACATGGGAGTGGCGACTCATCGCAGCGCAGGCAGCGATGGCTCGCGTGGTGAAGGACTCGCGTGTTGCCTTCGGCAATCAGCGATACGCCTACACGAGTGCAGAGGACATGATCGGTGCATGCCGCGAGGCATTGCTCGGCGCCGGCCTCGCACTCACGCGCTCGTGGGACATCATGCGCACGGAGTACGGCCCAGTCGTGTTGAGTCGTTTCCGACTGCATCACACGAACGGCACAGTCGAGATGGGTGTGTGCCCGTTCCCGTTGGTCGGTCAGAGTGGCAAGGGCGAAGACAAGGCAGTCGCGACTGCCCTGACTTCAAGCCTCGGCTACTTCCTGCGTGACTTGCTGATGGTTCCGAAGGAGGATGACTCGCAGCAGATGGTCAAGGCACCAGAGATGGATGCGCGCGACGATCGCACGGTCACCAAGCCCGAGGAGCGCATCGGACTTGAAGGCGCAGCCTCGCTGCGTCAGCGTGTGCAGGTGACGGGCGCGACGCTCGCGCAGTTGCACAGCGCGATGGTGAAGGCAGGCGTGCCGCTGCCAAGCCCCGAGGTTCACACATGGCCCATCTCGTTGATGCCTCGCATTGAGAAGTGGATCACAGCGCAGGCGGCAAAGCCTGTCGCATGAACCATCGTTCTTCAAGTTGAAGAACTATCGTTTCGCCACTCATGCGTTGACGCGCATGGGTGGCCTTCAATCATGGTTTATCGTGTGACTATGATGCGCCTCCAATCAATCGCCCACGCTCGGAGGGCGCGACACCTGCGGGTGAACGAGCAACGCACCGACAGCGTTCCAGTCAAGTCGATCGTGGCCGTGCGTTCGTTTGCACGGCGAGAGGCAAGGACAGGCGACCTACCTTGCCCCGTGGCGCGAGCCACGCACTCAAGGCATCATGCGGTGGCTGCACACACGAGCAGCGAAATGGTGAACTGATGCCCAGCGACCGAAGCCAACGGCAACGGACTGCGACCCGCGTTGGGTCGCGCTCCCTCACCACAGCAACACGGAAAGGACTGCGATGAAGAACGGTACAGCGATGAGGTTGGAAGACTTGCGAATGGAGCCCGACGCACAAGCAAGGACGGCCATCAGGTCGGCAAGCGTCGAGGAGTATGCGGAGGCAATGCAGGACGGAGCATCGTTCCCGCCCATCGAGGTGATGATGGTCGATGGTCAGGCCATCATCATCGATGGGTGGCATCGAGTCATGGCGGCATCGCAGTTGGGTCTCAAGAGCATCGACTGTGTGGTGGTCGAAGGCAGCACGATCGCAGACGCGCAGTGGTCAGCAGCGGCCGTGAACCAATCGCACGGCCTGCGCAGGACGAACGCGGACAAGGCGCGAGCCGTCACGCTTGCGCTTGCCGCATGTCCTGACGCGACCTACCAACAGATCGCGCAGCACTGTGGCGTGAGTCAGGCAATGGTGAGCGCGTACTTCGCAGCCATGCAGGAGGTCGATCAGGCGAACGAGGTCGCGGTCGAAGCACCGCGCCAGTCGACTCGCAAGGCTCCCAAGCAGCGAACGCTGCAGG